ATTGTCGATGTCCCGGTCTACACCCAGTCCTTCTAAGGTATACAATGCCTTAAGGAGGAAAGGGCTATCGCGCTTTGTCAGCTTCGGTGTTACCTCGGCGACGTAGCGGAACTGGTACCCTTCGAACCCTTTTCGGGCTCGTTCGGGAGTGGCCTCATCGAAATCTCTAATGAGACCACCATCGCCAAACCCATCAGGGATGGAGAGCTGCCATTTCTTAGGAATCTTGCCCACAACGAAGTGATAAACTTCGCTTAACGTGGGATCAAGACCATAAGAGAGGCGGCTCCACCTCTTGATAGAGTTGGCGAGCCAGTACCTCCTGCTGATATCATCAACAGAAGCGCGAATGTAGAACGGTGTAACGTCGGTCCCGTTAAAGTAGTGTTTACCACAACTTTCACGGAATGGTCCGGACTCAAATGTCTTCTTCATGTTCGGAGTAAATCCGCACATTTGAAGAGTTTCGAGCACCCGGCCCACCGAGTACGTGGGGACGATGATATCATCCCCAAATACAAGGAGCCGACGATCCATCCCTCTCTGACCTTCGTCAATCACACTTGAGGCGAGTGCCCAGAAAATCAGGGTCTCTAGCTCAAATGTGTATCCGTTGCCCATCGAGGAGAACTTCGAGTAAACAATTCGCTCACCCGAAGGAAGAACTCCGCTTGGAGATCGGCTCTGCTCAAGAGCCTCAAACCAGCGAGGAGGTAGGAGGCTTCTGACAAGCTCGTAAGAGACTGTGTCAGATGCGCTACTTAGATCAATAGTAGCGTATTCGCCTGTTAGCGATCCGAGTTGTGCAAGAGCGTTGTTACGTTCTTGTGCATCCGGCAATAGCAATCCTACCCGCCACAACTTCCGCCGTATCAAGTTACCGATCCCTTTCTGAATTACCATGTTCAGATCAGGTTCGATAGCGATACAGCGATCAGTTTTGGCGTTCTTCGGAACAGTGGTAACCTTATTCCCGGTCACGACTTCGATGGCTGGAACATCCCATCCGGGGATGCTCTTTACCATTTTAGCCGCTATGGGATATAGGTCGTGCGTCGCATGGGGAATTCCCCCAAACTTGTAGTAGGCATCACGATGCGAACGATTCAGTCGCGTTGTGGCGCCAGGCCCCCAGCTCGCTGCAGCAAAAGCGTCAGGCCACGAAAACCGTCCCAGCAATCGACTAATTTTCCGCGCCGCGGCAATAAGTACCGGGTGCGCGGGGCCTCCAACTGTGGAGGCCCCGATCGATTGTAGGCAACGGTCATTCGTTTCCTGGCACTGTAACTCAGCTTGCGAGAATTTGTCCAAGGCAACTCTTGCTCTGTCGATGCCGAGGTCCCATTCCGGGTACTTCGACATTAGCTCGGCACAGAGGTAGTCCTGGCCAAACGTACCTGCACTCGTATAGTCCATTGGATTGACGGATGCAGATACAATCTCGGAGAAGTTTGAGGCGATTAAGTTCGCCGCGCACCTCACCGAGAATGGGGAGTTGATCTGCGAGAAAATACGCAGAGCAACTTCTGGGGCTAGACAAGCAGAACGACGGTACAGGGCCGCTGAGGGATCTGCACTCTTTTGACTCTTCTTCATGGGGTAAAACCTCAGTATGGAAGGTTAATGAGCTGTTGCTGTAGCAATTACCGCTTATAAGCGATAAGAGCAAGGATGAGACGAACCACGATTTCAATGATGTGGTCCTTATCTTCTTTCCGGTCCGGCTGAACTAAATCAGCCATAGACGGGGAGGAAGTCCTCGATAGTGCCCTTGATCAGAGCAGTATCGATCATCCCAACCAGCAACTTACGCAGATCCTTTCGGTCCTGCACAGTACTTTCCGGCGACAAGCTGAAGGAGACGTCCACAGAATTCGTGAACAACTTCTTCGGAACCGATACACCGTTGATGGTCTCAGTGACCAGCTTCGGCATATCGAACTTGATGCGCGGACGGTACATAGTCGCGTTACCGCTCGGCTTACCGTGCCACGTACGGACGGTCCACCAACCCGAAGGGTGGGTGGCAGTCTGTTCGTTCCACATTGCAACGCCGCCTTCGACCGTAATGGCCTTGAAGGTATGCGTAACGGGGGTACCAGCGGCGTCAGCCGCGGTAAAATCGGCAATAAGAGGCATGCCTGGCCGTCTCCTTAATTGGAGGGTATGGGGCTAGACGCCCCGGATGGCTTGCGACAAGAGTGCTAATGCATTCAAGAATCGCGAGCCGGCGTCAAGTCCGTTGCGGTCAATGCGCGGGACTAGTGGAACAGGAGATGCCCCGTATATATGACGATCAAAATTCGTCTTATACGCGGTAGCTATCGGAGAGCCATTACTGACTTTCTGTTTTCGTGCGTGGATGCTGTTGACGAAAATTGATTCCGTCTTCACACGTCCCCACGAGTTCTCCTTGGTGGTCACTGAACGTGATCCTCCCAGAAAGCGATAACCGACAGCAGCATCCAAGCTGCTTAAGTAATCGCCCACAGGGTAGAACCAGTCCACTACAAAGCTAAACGGAACCACTTCCCAGGCCACTTCCAGAGGGTTGGTAAGTCCAACTGCACTAGCTTGAACCAGTGCAGGGTTGTCAAGTTCATAATCTAATCGAACCTTACAACGATGGATCCCACGCCTCCGGACCTCTATGAGGCCCTGTATCAACGACACAGGGTTAGGACAGGAAAATGGTTTATCAACTACGCTTTCGTACCTTTCGTTTGCAAACCCAAAGACGGTGATAATTCTGCGAGAGTTCTTGTTGTTGTTCGACACGAACTCATCCCAGACACCCTTTGCGTCGCTAAGAAGGGGCTTCCACGCGTAGCTGTGCTCGAGTACGAGGGATGAAACCCGTCCATCACTGAACGGTACCTCATACCCCAAAGGTTTCGGATAGCGATCGTGCGGCTTCCGCCGCTTCTTCCGAGGTTTGCG